TACTATATCTTTGTGGTCTAAAAATTTTGTAATAAATTTAAATATTAATTTTTTAGCTTCCGCTGTGACAAAAAGGTCCATCTTCTTTTCTTCTTCTTCCATTTCATCATAATCAGGGTTTCTTTTAGTTTCTATTTTATTCTTTCGGTTATAATAATCTATTTCATTATTTCTAATATAATTTATATGTTTATCTAAAAATGTCATATATGTACACTGAGCACCTTCTTTAGTCTTACTTAAACAATTTTCTACATCATCTAATGTAACTTTTCCGATTTTATTGATTTCATCATCATAATGTTTACCAACCTTTCCTTCATCTTCTTCTATTACTTTGTAAACAAGTTCTTTTACACTTTCAACATACTCCTTATATTTACTTATTATATACGCAAGGATCGACTTACCAGAAGTATCACATAATTTTATATTAATATCAGTGCGATTAAATAATACGCTTTTCATAATTTCTTGACCCATATATGCCAAATTTTCCGCAGCATATATAAGCAAAGTTGGCCTTTCATCAATAAATTTATTCGCCATTTCTCTATCGTAAAACAAATTTTCTACATTTACATTCGCTCCATTTTCCAACAAAGCTTTAACTACTTCAATGTCAATCCCTTTAAAAGACACAGCATTCATCAATGGTGTTTTAAGAATACCTACTTGAACAGAACCATAACCATCTACAAGTTCTCCTTTTTTTACCAAATTGTTTATCGTTTCTACTGTATTCTTTATAAGTGTTTTTACTTCTTCTACATCCGTTACTTGATAGTATTTTATTTTGGAGTTTTGTATTCCGTTTGCGTAATGTACTTTATAACTATCATTTGGATAATATTTTGTACGTTTACTAAAAATATAATCACTTATACACTGAAATACTTTTGGATTGTTGTTTTCTGGGGCGGGCGCAGGTCGAGGAGGATTCGCCTCACGAACCATTAAGTCCGCTATTTGGGCTGCTCGGGCTGCTCGGGCTGCTCGGTCTGCTCGGGCTGCTACTGCTAGGGGGTCGTCATCATCTGCCATATTTATCAGTAATGAATATTTTAATTTAATTCTCTTACAAATATAAATTGGAACGGGAAAGTATAAGATTTCCTGGCAAGCCACAGTACAGTTTCATCCGTAAATGATCCGTCATTACCTATTACAAGTGCCTTGGGTACTGAACTCTGTTTCTCAAGCCACTTTGTTATTTCAGAATCTAATTTAAAGTAGGAAGAACTTGTTGCGACAATAATAAGGTCGTAAACATTTGCGTGAAGCGCAGCCGTAGGCAAACGGTGCTTTGAAGCTGGAACTTTTTTACATATCGAATACCCCATACCATATAGACTAGAACAATCGCCAGTATAATCATCGAACAACCACGGCAAGTCCTCATAGAAATCGATACTCACGCCGGTGCTTAACAGCCCAATCGCCAAACAATCGCGCTGATAGTCTATATTTGTACCAATCAGAGATGGCTGACTAACAAAAAGTATACGCCTTTGGGCGTTGTCCGAAGCTACGCTTCTACGCCTGTCCGAAGCTGCGACGAGTCCGACTTTTTCCAGGAAATATTTCCCAAGCGCCTCCGTAGTCAAGTTTTTGCGAGCGTATTCTTGCAACTCTGCGAGACACTTTTCGTAATTTTCCCCATTCATCGCCCTCGTTACAATATCTCTCGGGAAGTTGTGCATAGTTCTTTTTGGAACTAAGTGTAGATCTTTGAAATACGGAATCGCACCGGCTGCGATGATTTCGTAATGTCTCATACAGTCGTGACCAGCCTTGGTTTTTGTTATACCAAATTTACTACGCTGGTACTGAGCGAAGTATTCGTCTTCTGTATTATATATATATGTTTTGCGATCTCCAGGCACTAATTTTGAAAACTCGTCGGTTTTTTTGCCCGGAATACGAAACATACTCAACGGAATTGCAAAACTAATTGGTAGTATCTGAGTACCGGAGGTGTCTTGGAAGTTTTCTGGAGCTTCGGGCGTCACTGTGGCGAAGCCACGCGTACAGTGACGACCCCAAAGCATTATCATAAACATGAAAAGTATTAGAAACAGACACGCTAGCGACCAGTCGTCCATATATATATATTCTTTATATTTTATTTAAATAAATGGGGACCCAACTGACTCGTTCAACGGAGCGCGTAGATACAGAACGAACCAAGATAGAGGAGTCAAAACGCGCTATAGATACGTTAAATGGGAAACAAAAGATGAGTTTCCTAGTGAGAGAAGGTACAACAGATAGTAAGGTGATTGATGAGATTATTGACCGTCGGACCTATCAGCATAAACGCTTGGGTTTTGATATAGTAGCTAGTGATATCTGGCTTGATTTGGGCGCGAATATAGGTATTTTCTCTTGTTTTGTAATTGCTCGTGGTGGTAAGGTTTATGGGTATGAGCCGGAAAAGAATAATTTTGAAATACTAAAGGAAAATATCAAGAGGACCAAGAGTGAGTTCGCTGCTTCGCGGCGATTGAGCAACTTGGCCCAACAAAAAGAAGGAAAGGTTTTTAGGGAAGGTGTAAGTACCACTACGGGGAGTGTCAAGTTATACCTTACCAAAAATCCTGAAAATAAATATAGACATACAATTATTCCAAAGAAGGGGCGCGATACTGTTACAATCAAGGTAAAGAGTATGGACGATATCCTTAAAGAACACTCGGATGTTAATGCAGTCAAGATGGACATTGAGGGGATCGAAATCGATATCCTAGAAAATTTCAACGGTTGGAAAAAATATGGTATCGCCAAATTGGTACTAGAGTACTCCTTCGATATTGACCCATCCATCCCGCGCTTTGCAAAGATTATAAATAACCTCAAAAAATACTACAAGACCGTACACTTTACCAAAGTAGATCTCACACAAAAAGAGTACAAATTCTTCCCACCACAGACAATCGTATTCTGCTTGGATTTGCGTTAGTGTTCTCTCGTGTTTTGTCCGGCTAGTTGCACATATTCGACTCCCTGTAATAATAATTGCATTATTAGCGGCGTACCATAAGAACGCGCAGTATCAAATGCATTTTGGCCGTCCACATTTGTTCTAAGCGGTCCCGCACCGTAAAAAAGTAACAATGCAATTACTTCCAGTTTATAGTCTTCGTGTATATTATTTTGTATCATTGCAAACTGTAACGGAGTCCACCATCTGTTAGTATCCATTCCATTCGGGTCAAAGTCATCTTCTAAAAGCCCTTGTAGTTCAAGTATATTTTCTCTGAAATCTTGACTAAGTCTACTTATCGCATTACCTATTTCGGTATTCATTCTATTTTATTAATAAACATTTTTTTAATGAGCATTATAATAGTATGTCTCACCATTCCACTTTGCTTTGCGATTGCATCTTTGCATATTAATACGGTAATAACACACAAAACTTAATCTCACATTCTTTTCATCCGCCTTGAGTTGGGTATTTGCATGGTATTGGTGCACATCCATAATAATTACGTCCAATGGACGTACATCAACCGCTACGCGAAATTGCGGAAACCCAAGGTACCCACCCTTGAACGTATTATCCCCCAGTATGGTAAGATTTCCCATACCACCGTCAAAATCGCCCGTATCTTTGTGACAGGCTGTTCTCCAGTTATAATTACTTGTAATTGTTGTAAATGGAGTATTGCCTATTTGAAAACCCGGAGGAGATGTTTTAAAAAGTTCTAGTTGTCGAGCATATTGCTTCGGCACCAACCGTCTATATATCTTTGCTATATTTTCAAATAGGGGTAACGCGGTTTGCCATTTATCAAAATGATCCCTGGTGAAACGCGTAGTTCTACAAACATTGGTTGTATGGAATTTCCTAATAAGGTCCGGAACACTTGCTCTGTCGTAAAATCCAGATATCTTGCTCCGGGCCGACCTTGTATATATTTGCATCTCCTTGCCATCTTTGTTTACAAATTTTGCCGCTCCGTCGCCAAACTTGAAACTATCGTTCGACGGGTTGGTAGACGTCCCCTGCTTCCCCAAATTTTCATATATATCCCGTATTTCCTTTATCATAGCCTCCGGCAACTTAATCGCCTTCTTGCGAAACTTGAACAGCACATGCTTTTTCTCGTTTTCGTCTATCCAATAACAGTCCGTGTCCTCAGTAACAATCTCCCGGTAATGCCGCGTACCAAATAAACGACCCGGTGCTACGGGGTCAAATTTTTCATCCGTGTACTGCTTTCGTACATATATAACCTTTACCATTTGAAGTACAGTTTAAATTAATTAACACATCCTAACCGCTAGCTAATCTTGGACGGCGCGTTGGTTTAAGCGTTGGCAGAGTTGGTAGGTGCTAGGGTGGGTTTCATAGTAGGTTTTTTAGTGGGTGCTTTTGTAGCACTTACTGTGTATGCAACTAACAAAAAGCCAAACATCGCAGAGATGCGCATTATTATATTTATATATCAAATCAAAGATTTAAGTGTTGGTATTTAAACTTTGGTATATTGCAATATGGCTATACCGGTATACGAACTCCACGAGTCATCAATTGAATAAAAAATTACATTTGTAGTATTGCAATTTACTTCGCTATAACGATCGGGAGTTATGTATGTGCCATATGGTGGGCTTCTAGTAGATGAGCCAGCTGCCATGACACGCATATTTACCCAAGTCTGCGGGGTCACTATACCGTGAGCTACGGTTTTACTGTTGTTTCTTGAAGGAAGCGTACCCATATCAACCACCTTTTGATACACCGTCTTACCATCAATCCAAGTAATACCAAGTGATGTTTCCGTTGTACTATAATTTGGCTGTAATCTAGTATCAACATACGCTTTATTCGCCGCATCCCCCGAACTTGTAGGCGTTGCCAAATTTGTCAGTCTGCCGTTCGTTAACACACTACTACCCACTGTGAGCTGCGTTGCAGCCATCGTAGTTCCATTTACCACATTACCTGCGATTGTACCCGTTGCCGTCAAGGAACCCGTGTTCATCGTACTGCCTGAAACATTAGAGGACGCACTTAGGTTCGTTGCTGAGAAAGTTATTAGACCGGTGAGAATTCCGCCAGACAAACTAGCTGTACCATCTGTAAGTGTTCCTGCTCGCATGGTTCCCGTGATGGTTAGGTTTGATATACCAGATAGATTCGTTGCGGTCAGACTGGTGCATGTTATGCTAGTGGAATTTACTATAGTGCTACTTAGCGTATTGGCCGTAACTGTGTTTCCACAATTAATTGACGTGCATGCAATCGACCCAACACTTGAAAGATTACCCAGTGCCATTACTGCCGTTCCGTCCGTAATACCAGCGGCAGTTAGAATAGCACCGCAGGTTATATTCCTTGCAACCCCCAATCCACCCCCAAGTACCAAACATCCGCTAGATATACTAGTACTTTGCGTTGTGTCACTTATGGTCAGGGTCCCCGTAGTTTTCGTTTGCGAACCCGTAGTGCGGAGTACTGTGCTATCTACCGCGAGAGTCAGACTACCGCCCAGTTGTACTGCGGCACCGCCCGATATTCCCGACCCATTTATAATGGTCACGCTACTGGAGGACAATTTACTCGTGGCGATAGGCCCAGTTATCTTGGCATCCGTCACCGCGCCTGCTGCGATCTGCGCACCGGTTATTCCCAATGCTTTGACCCTTAGGTTGTTGCCTGAAATTTCAATTGTGCTGTTATCTACATTGACATTTAGCGTATTTGCAACCATTGAAAGCCCATTGCCCGCAAGGACAGGAAGAATCGTTACGAATCGTATGAATGTAAGTGAATTCGTACCTACCACGCCCGTACCCGGAGGATTATTACATGTAAACCCCGAACCTCCATTCGTCGCACCTGCATTAATAGCAACCGCCGAACCCGAAGCACTACTGCCTGCGGCCATATCGGTACTGCGGGACCATGCACCGACCGCAACTACGTATATACCATTTTGCACCCCGCTTGTTTGATTTTTCACTAGGACGCGGTTTCCCACCACCAATACAACTGTGTCTACTGTCTGTGTACCACTCAGGGTTATATTCGCCGTGGTTGCGGCATTGACTTCTTCCTTCCAATAAAGACCCTGTATAAGACCATCCACATATGCTTTGTTTGTGGCATCCCCCGACCCAGTTGGCGTCACCAAGTTTGCTAGTCTACCGTTCGTTAGGATACTGCTACCCACCGTTAGTTGGGTTGACCCTAGGGTTGTAATTGTGCCAGATGTTCCATTTACTACGCTGCCCGATACCGTTCCTGTCGCTGTCAAAGTCCCTGTATTTATCGTACTGCTTGAAACATTGGACGAAGCAGTGATATTTGTAGCAGATAGTGAAGTCAGGCTGGACAGGATTCCACCAGACATACTCGCTGTACCGTCCGTTATGGTTGCGGCACGCATGGTTCCCGAAAGGGTTAAGTTCGTTATACCCGTTAAGTTCGTTGCGGATAGGTTGGTGCATGTAACGTTGGTTGAATTTACTGTCGTGCCGTTGAGAGTGTTGGTTGTCACAACACCCGAATTGTTGATGGTTGTGCACCCGATTGTTCCAACACTTGAAAGATTACCCAAACCCATCACCGCCGTTCCGTCCGTAATCCCAATGGCATATAGAATAGCACCGCACGTTATATCCCTTGCAACTCCCAACCCACCCCCGAGTACCAAACATCCACTAGTTGTCGTGGTGCTTTGCGTAGTGTCATCTATGGTAAGGGTCCCGGTTGTTTTTGTTTGCGACCCCGTGGTGCGAAGTACCGTGCTATCAGCGGAAAGAGTCAGGCTGCCGCCCAATTGTACGACGGCACCTCCCGCTATGCCCGATGTGGTGTTAATGGTCAGACTGTTGACGGATAATTTAGATATCGCAATGGGACCTGTTATCTTGTCGTCCGTTACCGCACCGGCTGCAATCTGCGCACCGGTTATACCAAGTCCTTTGACCCTTAGGTTGTTACTGGAAATTTCAATGGTGCTGTTGTCTACGTTAACGTTTAGCGTATTCACGACCTTGGTAAGCCCGTTGCCAGCAAGAATGGTCTCAATCGTGATGAACCTCACAAACGTCAATGGGTTAGTCCCAACCAAGCCCGAACCAGGGGAATTGGTGCATGTATACCCAGATCCACCATTCACCGTACCTGCATTAATTCCAACGGCCGAACCTGACGCACTACTGCCTGCGGCCATATCGGAACTGCGTGTCCATGCCCCGGTGTCCACTACATATATTCCGTTTTGTACCGCATTTATTTGGTTTTTCACTAGTATGCGGTCCCCCGCAATCAGTGGGACGGCATCGACAGTTTGTGTGCCGCTAAGGATTATGTCCGTATTGGTTGCGGCGTCCACTTCTTCCTTCCAGTAGAGACCTTGTACAAGACTATCTATGTATGCTTTATTTGCGGCATCCCCCCCGCTAGTAGGTGTTACCAAGTTGGTTAGTTTACCATTTGTCAGTACTGTACTCCCTACTGTTAAAGTTGAAGTATTGGTAGATGTTAAATTACCAATCGTACCGTTTAGAATATATCCCGTTATCGTACCGGTCGGTGTTGTAATATTTCCTATTGAATTAATATTACCATTAACAGACACTAGCCCGGACAGAGTCCCTCCTGTTAAACTTGCGGTACCGTCCGTAAGGGTTGCTGCACGCATCGTCCCCGCAATTGTAAGATTTGTTATACCTGTAACATTTGTGGTAGTAAGATTGGTACATATGACATTGGTTGAATTTACTGTCGTACCGTTGAGCGTATTGGTTGTTACAACACCTGAATTGTTGATGGATGCGCACCCAATTGTTCCAACGCTGGAAAGATTACCAAAATTCATCACCGCCGTTCCGTCCGTAATCCCTATGGCGGATAGAATAGCACCACATGTTATATTCTTTGCAACTCCCACCCCACCCCCAAGTACCAAGCATCCGCTAGTTGTCGTGGTACTTTGCGTTGTGTCACTTATGGTCAGGGTCCCCGTAGTCTTCGTTTGCGAACCCGTGGTGCGCAGTACTGTGCTATCTACCGCAAGAGTCAGGCTGTTGCCCAGTTGTACTGCGGCACCACCCGTTATTCCCGATCCATTTGTTATGGTAATGCTATTGGCGGATAATTTAGATATCGCGATGGGACCTGTTATCTTTGCGTCCGTTACCGCACCGGCTGCAATCTGCGCGCCGGTTATGCCCAGTCCTTTGACACGTAGGTTGTTGGATGAAATTTCAATGGTGCTATTATCTACGTTTACATTTAGAGTATTCAAGACCCTGGTAAGCCCATTTCCCGCAAGGACAGTGTCAATCGTGACGAATTTAATAAATGTCAACTGATCAATACCCACCACACCAAGGCCTGGGAGGTTGTTGCACGTGAACCCCGAACCGCCGTTCACCGTACCTGCATTAATAGCAACTGCGGCGCCCGACGCACTACTGCCTGCGGCCATATCGGTACTGCGGGACCACGCAGCGGTCGCCACCACGTATATACCATTTTGCACCCCGTTTGTTTGGTTTTTCACTAGGATGCGGTCCCCCGCGACCAATGGGACGGAATCGACGGTTTGTGTGCCACTCAGGGTTATATCTGTGGTGGTTGCAGCATTCGCCTCTTGCTTCCAGTAAAGTCCCTGTATGAGACTATCTACGTAGGCTTTGTTTGTGGCATCTCCTGAATTCTGAGGGGGAAATAAATTACTTAGTGTTCCGCTATTTAAAGTTGCGTAACCGTCTGTCAATGTTGCGCACTGTAAGGTATTTGTAAATGAAGCTGAAGTTCCCGAAAGGTTCGCAATGCCTGTTATATTTGAATTATTTATAATCAGTGTTCCGTTCAAGTATGAAATACTTGTTATGTCACCGTCTGCTACTATGTTTCCGCCACTTATGGTGGTGTAACCATCACTTAGAAGGTTTCCCGTAATAACGCCAGTTGCGGTTATATTGCCTGCGCCGTCTATATCGCCCCCCGTAATCGTTGCGATACCGTCAGTAAATGTATCTGAATCAATGCTGGTAGCACCAGTTAAGCTGCCTCCCGTAATGACCAAACCTCCATTTACAAATGAATGTGCGGTTGCACTGTTTACAACCACCAGACTATTTAAAGAAGCCTGTTGTCCTACATTCAAATTTCTCGTTATTCCGCACCCACCGATGAGTGTTAAACAGCCTGTGGAAATGTTGGTGCTTTGTGTGGAATTTGTTATATTTAGTATTCCGCTTGCTGATTGATTTCCCGATGTTCTTAAAACGGTGCTATCAACCGATACTGTATTTGATATATTCTGAAGTCCGCTCCCCCATGTTATAGAATTACCCGAGAAGGGGATAAACCCGAGAATATTTGTTCCTACTATATCAAGACCAGTGCTATTAACACATAAAAACCCAATACTTTGATTAACCAATCCATTTTGTATAAATACGGCGGATGCAGCAGCAGATGTACCTGCCGCCATATCAAAGGCTCTGACCCATGGCCCAACCGTGTCCACCACGTATATACCATTTTGCACTCCGCTTATTTGGTTTTTCACTAAGACGCGGTCCCCGGTAAAAAGAGTAATGTAATCGACTGATTGATTCCCCGCAAGCGTGATATTTCCCGTAGTTGCAGCCTTTGCGGATATTTTCCAAGACGTGGGAACGGATATAAACGAATCTACATATGCCTTATTTGTGGCATCCGTATTGCCCGTAGGAGGTAAAAGACCAGACAATGTCCCTCCCGAAAGAGTAGCAATACCGTCACTAATATTCGTAACAACAAAATTATTAGGCGGCTGAAAAACTATATTCCCAGAAACACTTAAACTATCAATGGCGGCGGAGGGGTTGAGAGTCGGAGGAACCGCCCTTATTGAATACATATTTTATTAGGTATAAACATATTTATAAAATTTTGATAAATATTTCTGGAATATTTATTAAAAAAATAATAATCACATTTAACTCAGATGCGAAGCCACAAAAAATCAACCAGCATTCGGGTAGGCCGGCTTAAATTGACTACGCGTATTGCTTACAATAAGATCGCAAATTGTATATTCAGTAGAACACTGGCAGCGAGCATTCACAACACGCTCCATAACACTTGACTTAGTTACGCCATTACTATTCACCGGCGCACATAGCGACTGGGTCGTATCAATCGTCATTTGACACCCCATACCTTCGCCAAAAAGCTGGGGATCTCCGCCACCTTTGCACCAAGTGCATTCAAGTACTCCAGGAATGCTCTTGCCGGGACACTCTACGTCTTGCTTTCCATAACCGGGAAGGTTGCATGGGTTGCGGTAGCAGCCGTGGGTCAGAAGGGTCGCAATACCCTGCGACGCATAAAACGCATTTATCTTGGGAAGGTTCGCCACCGTTACCCAGAAACACTGCCCCTGCGTCTGCTGAATACTGCAATCGCCGGTATTTAGGCTATTGCAAGGATTACCGATGCAACGTGAGTCATGTGCCCCAACCATTGTGCAAGACGCCAACTTCTGTGCCGGGGTCAGACCCGCAATACTCCCCCGGGTCGTTTTCTTATTACACGGATCGGGCGTACCGGTAAACACGGAGCAGTCCTGGTCCATAGTATTAATAATACTACGAGTCTTTTCGGCTTCGCGGGTATTCCACCAACTGTTAAGAATCTTGTAGCATACCGGGTGAGACGCAAGACCCCTCACCCCACCTTCCGCGTTGACATTAAACGTGGCACTGGCAATAAAAACAAACAATTGCAGAACCTTCATTTTAAATTTATATATAAATTAGATTAGATTTTTTTTCTTCCTGTCTAACCTACAATAAAATCAAATCCTTAATTAGATTCAGTCAAATACAATTCGGGCTAATAATTCCCCGAAAAACATTTCAGGACACATGTCGAAATATTTTCCTACAAGTACGAATAATCTCCATCCGGATATAAATAATAATATGGCTCCTATAATTGTCAAAACAAGTGCTATTTTCTTTTTAGTCTGATCTTCTTCGGGAATTTGTGACGTTGTTTTTTCAGTTTTTTGAATAATACCAATAGCTAGTATACCAACTGACACGAAGAACGCAAATGTCCATCCACCAATATATATTCGTAACGGTAAACACTTTTTAAGTTTCAACTCCTTGCCAATTTGTTTAATAGCACCCATTTAATTTAACTAAAGATTTTTTTTAATTTTAGATGATATTGTTTCTTTGGTTGAATGATTGTATTGCCCTAGTTGCTTGGTGTGGGTTGTCATATAGACCCACGGGTTCAGATAGTTCTCTGCTTCCCTTCATGGTTGTATAAGTAGGTAATGTGAGAGGAAGGGGAAGTGAGCTGGCGTCGCTGTAATACTGTAGGTACATGGAAGATGCGGAAAGTACTTGTTTAACGCATTCTTCCAAGGTGGCCTGGTTTAATCTTTCAAGACGTTCCTCAAGAGAGCAAGTGGCGCAATCACCCCTGGGGTATGCGAGACGTTTGCTTTCATCGGTAATTTTGCCTGCGGAGTTGGTGTGAGGTAGCCATCCGCTGAGGGCTTTTTGGAAAAAGTTGTTCATGATGATGAGGAGTTCGTCGTCGCTCTGCCTGGAAATGTTGATTTTCCTAATTCTACGGACTTCGTCAATGATTCTTTGTTGTAGGAAATCTACGTTTTCTGGGCTGAAGAAGAAGCTCATGAGACTGTTGGGGTCTAGGTGCGACGCACGTGCAGCAAACTCTTCGTACCTAGTGGGATTTCCATCGATGTTGGGCGATTTCCAGCTACCGGGCGGTTCGGGGTGGATTCCGGTAGTTCCAACTTGGTATGGCTGATTGTTCCACTGATCTAGTTGTGACTGATACTCTGGCAAAGGTGCGGCGGGTAATTTGGGTAAATCGGGGCGATCTTCGGGGTGGTCAATATAAAAGTTGGCGGACTGGCTATATGCTGGACCACGGTTTGTTGTTTGATCGTAATTAGGGGGGGGGTTATACATACCATAACCTCTCACATACGCCAAATCTTTCGCATCGACCATAATGTTTCCATATTCGGCGCTGATAGGCAAGTACTGTCCGGACATTTTTTTTGTTTATAAAAGTCTGCGATATTAATTTAGCCGGGAATTCGACCGACGAAGCGCAATTAATTTAAGGAAAAAATTAAAAGGAATAGTTAAAGGGCGCCGCAATGAATTTATCTAGGATCTCGAAGAAAATCCCCCATGCAGATTCTCGTCAAACATTGGAGAGTATGCATGAAGTAAAGCTCAGAGAATTCGAGGAATACTATGCCCAATTGCCCGAGAAGCGAATGCTGCTTGAAAGACTAAAACAAAAAGCCCTTTCGCTTCCCCAAAAGGTGCAATCAAGTAAATATGCCGAAAAACTTACGGAAAGAATGCAACTCAAGGAACAAATAGACGAACTAGAGTGTGAAATCGAACTCATTGTAACAAGGGAGGACGAGACAAAATACTTGCTAAGGGCCTCTCCCTTCCTGTACGAGTATCACCTTGAATCTAAAAAAACAGTTGCTGAATCTGAAATTGCCTGCCAACCGGATGATCAGTCACTAGACGGAGATTACGACGAATCTGAAGAACTTTCCGGCCGACGATCGGACGTGGGCCTCGAGTCATTTGTTGAAACTTCCCATATGTCGCAAAAGGGAAGAATATGCGATGATTATTCGGCAACATGTTTGGGATACGGAATAAATTCTACCAAAAAGCACAACTATGAACAACTATACTGCAATGATTGCGGACAATACAGAGTACTCGATATCAAGGAGGCAATCGCACTATGCACAGGATGCGGCGTTTCCGTTCGATACCAAGATGCGCAAACGCATACGGAATTCAGCGAAGAAATCGAAATACTAAGTCCTTTTGCTTATAAGCGTATAAATCATTTCAAGGAATGGCTTAGCCAGCTGCAGGCGAAAGAAAGTACGGCTCCTTCCCAAGAGGTTGTGGATATGTTATTGGTTGAGCTCAAGAAGGACCGAGTTATGAATATTGGCGATATTACCCATAAGCGTATAAAAGGTTATTTGAAGAAGCTCAGACTTAACAAACAGTATGAACATACCCCAGCCCTAATTAATAGATTGTGCGGTGTCAGGCCGCCCATAATTTCCAAGAAACTGGAATTTAAGCTTGTTTCCATGTTTGAAGAGATACAGAAACCATTTGAAAAGTATTGTCCAAAGAGTAGGAAGAATTTCCTAAGTTATTCTTACACTTTGCACAAAATGTGTCAGTTGTTGGGTGAGGACGAATTGCTTCCGTGTTTCCCGCTTTTGAAATCTCGCGAGAAACTATACTTGCAAGATTCAATTTGGAAGGGTATCTGCGAGGATATGCGTTGGCAATATTATGCCAGTATATGACGCGAAGCGTCACGCGAAGCGACACGCGAAGCGACACGCGAAGCGTAACGCGAAGCTTACAACAAAAACAAAAGGAATAATCCAATAATTATTAAAATTGACGTTGCTGTGCCGGAGGCAACGACAATAAATTTGCGCGAAGTGTAAATGACTATTATATTTAATATGAAGAGAAGGGGTAACAATATTGTGAATGCTGATAGTACTAATACGTGACAATTTGTCGAAACGTCCCTCATATGTTCCAACCCCCCAAACATTTTTGGAAATCCTTTTAGTCCAAATTCGTATAACGAAAGTTTACTTATTTGGCTTTTATCGAATTTTTGTTCGAATAGTATATCGTGGGTTGAGTATGATATATATGGTGTTCTTCTTTTAAAAAAAAACAATCTGTCAACAGCTATATTATTCCACTTGTGAATTTTTAAATCAGGTATATTTGCAATATATGCATGTGTTCCCATTGTTGTATCTATACTGAGTATATCGGGCGAATCCGTCTTTTTTGTTCTATATGGGTAGTATCCAAGTGCTAGAAAGTCCCATTTCTTTTTCAACGCTTCTAGTTCACCAAGCGCTTTATTTGTTTTTTCAACTATATGTTTCCACGGATATCTTGGGTATGCATCATCCTCAAATACAAGTACGCGTTTGTATCCTTTTGATTTTGCCAATTCGAAAACTTTTTGGTGAGATTCAAAACAACCCTGTACGGGATTTTTAGCCCTAGTTACCAAAAAAAATTGTAAATTCACATCCTCGGGATACCAACTTTTCATAAGTTCCTGTCTCTCTGTAGCCGTAGTTAAACTAATTACATAAATAGCGTCTACGTCCAAACTAACCGCCTTTGGCGCTTCCATTTACAGTTACGTAGAAAATAATTTAAGGTTTCAACAATAACATTTGGTAAGAAGGTCGTACGGTTCGGAGAACCGCGTCGACCGCAGGTCGTACGGTTCGGAGAACCGCGTCGACCGCAGGTCGTACGTAGAAAAGAAAATGAACAACGAAATTCACGAGGGTGTAAATTGCGATTCGTGCGGGAAGGAGAATATTACGGGCATTCGATACAAGTGTATGGAATGCCCAAACTACGATATGTGCGAAAGTTGTATGGCGAAGCCACGCGAGCAGCCCGAACTTCATTCGGTGTCGAAGGTGCACACAAATGAACATATGATTTTGAAGGTTCCGAAATGGTCTCAGACTAAGAAGTTTCCACTATTGACCAACCGCGAGAAATGGGTACACAAGGGTATCCAATGTTTCCATTGCAACAAGCAAAACATAATTGGTTGGAGGTACCTCTGTGTACAGTGCGGTATTAATATATGCGAAGTTTGCGAAAGGACGGGGGAACACACATTGTCCCATCCCCTATTGAAAATGGTCCCGATACAGGAACCTATATCAAACGTTCCTGGGATTACGTTTATTCAGCCTACGCAGCCCCAGTTTGGGTTTAATTTGCAACAGCCGCCTGCGCAGCCACAGTTTGGGTTTAATTTGCAGCAGTCTACGCACGCACAGCCCCAGTTTGGATTTAATTTGCAGCAGTCTACGCCCGCACAGCCTGTGCAGCAGTCATCGTTTGGCTTTGCCGCGCCGCAGCCTGCGCAGCAGTCATCGTTTGGCTTTGCCGCGCCGCAGCCCGCGCAGCAATCCTCATTTGGCTTTGTCGCGCCTCAGCCTGCGCAGCAGTCCTCATTTAGCTTTGCCGCGCCGCAGCCTGCGCAGCAGTCTTTGTTTGGCTTTGCCTCGCAGCAGGGTAATTCTCAGAATATATTTGGAAAAAAATAATATATGATACTCGTAATTATGAGTCTTCGTGCAAAGCGCCGTAGGAGTAAAATTGATCGGAAAAGGTTTAAAAGTATGTTGAATCATCAAATGCTTACGACCGCAATTCCTCCGTTTGTAGTAAATCTCGTCAATAACCAAGCGCTGTTTATTAGACAAAAACTTGGTACTATAAGTGGGATTAAAAAACTAGTAGATAATACATTTACGCAGTATATGTACAAAGGCACCGATTTGCAATCTGATCCAAAACGTATTGGGATAAAGACTGGTCTGTTTGAACTAACGCCTGAATTTCTCTCGTACGATGAGCTAAAAAATAATGCTGTATATAATACGGTGCAAAATGACTATTTCTTAGGGTACGAAGTTGCATATGCAAAAGATAAAAATGGTACGCTACATCCAGTATTTGAAGTGGAAGATAAGTTTAAAAACGCAGTTCAGAAGCCGTATTTCTATTTCAAAGTAAATAGCCAGCCAACTTATTGGGAGACAAAACAATTTGACGAAATGGAATTACGCGTATATATCTTTATATGCACAACGCGCTGTTATATACCATGTTTTAATAACGGAATTCATGCTGCACATATGTGGTTAACAACCGTTATATTGGATAAAAATAACAATGGTATTACAAATGTATTTGATACAAATTCCACAAATATATACAATATGCAATATGCGCGCGGGATTGAAATACTTGCTAAAATACCAGTAATTACTCCGGCGCGAAGCGCCTCGTCAACCGGAGGTTGTACACTTAAATTGCACTATTTGTCTTGCCAGAATGAATATTATTCGGATGCTAATCCAAATACTGAACCGTGTATTGGATTGCAAAATAGAGAAGTATGGGGCTTTTGCCAGACGTTTGCCTTACTCATGTACCTAGTCATTCTGCATAATCCAATTCTTGCCAAAGAAGACTTGGATGAAGTTATAAGAAGACCGGGATTAGACCGGTTAATGTATACATTGGGGGGAATGATTGGCTTTGGAAAATTTATGGCTGAACTTTCAGATAAAAAACTTGCTCCGACACCTGCAAACGAGTTTGCGCCCGAACGACCTCCGGTCGTGCGCGAACTCCGTTCGCTCCGTTCGGTGGGTGTCGACCGAAGCGGCTTTGCCTCTTCGTCATCTGTTCGTTAAAAAAATATTTTACAAGTTTAAAGAACATGTCCCTACAGCAGATTCTCAAGATCCAAAAGGATAGGAAGAAAAGGTGCGATGATATTTATATGAAAATTATGGAACGAGTACGTGTTCGTATTAACCATACCGCAAAATACGGGCAATCAAACTGTTATTACGACATCCCCCAACTCATGTATGGCCTCCCTTCGGTTAATTTAAAAGAGTGCGGGGACTTTATACAAAAGAAACTAAAAAAGGAAGGGTTCGTAGTGTACAGACTTTCCGATACGTTTTTCATTATCAGCTGGGATGCCGCATCAATAGAGGACGCCGCCCAGCGCCGCGAAAAAGCAAAGGAAAGTGTCGCTGAGAGACAAAGACTGGACGAAGAAGAACACAAACGTATAGAACAAATGATGTCTTATCTATTGAACAATCAAAAATAATATATTTACATTTACAAATATGAATTCATTTGAATTTATTTGGATTGCACTTCTCGTAGTCATCATCTTTATATTAATGTTCGGTATCTGGATACCTATTTTTAGGAAGAACAACGAGGGGTTTGGTACGGCGCAAAGCGCCGCTTCGACCGCAGGTCGTACGGCGCTCGCAAACGAAGTTTGCGCCCGAACAACGTTCGGAGCCGCGTCGACCGCACCTCATACGGCGCAAAGCGCTGTGGAACGTCTTAGGATGGCAAGGGAGTATATAGAAAATAGAGAAAAAAAATATTGATTGAAAATAAATGGAACATCGTAACAAAGTAATGATCATCGTCGGGGTTGTAGGTTTACTTTTAGCAATTACCGTATTACTCCTAATTGGATTCCTGGGCGATACCATATATGGTTCAGACGTAATCAACCGAGACGCCGCGTTTAATTGCGACAAGTGCTTGGACAAACACTGCCAACCTTACTATACACGCACAAAGAATATCACCACACTTACCAAGTCATTGTGCAAGGACTTGTTCAGAGTCAGTGATTGTTCATGCACTGGGCTGTGTAGTGGGTGCGGGTCAACGAGCACAAATTGCAATACAACACTACCACCGGGTGCCACCGAAGAAACATTTTGCGACCAATTTCCATCCTAATAAAAATTATTGGAACTATTTAAAAATGAACAATTATCCCCGAACTCCACCTAGAACAAGAAACCGCGATCAGCTGACTTCGGAGGTGTCGCCTGGACAGCAGCGGCAGGGACGACCTAATCTAAGAATAGAAATATTCGATAGATTTTATACTATGCAATTGGAGGCGGCAAGACTCGAAGCAGAAATACTAGAGGCACAACGACGTTTGGCGGAGCGATTAGAAGGCGAAGAACGGCGAATTGCGGAAATATACGAAGCAGAATGGGTACGCGAAGAGGAACAGCGACGCGTGGCGCAATACCGCGATGAATTGTTACGATCACTGCCGAGCGCCCCTACGCATCCAATTATATTTAGAAGACGAAGCGGCAAAGCCGCTTCGGTCGACGCCTTCGGGCGTCGTGACGAGGAGCATGAAGGATTGTTACGATCACTTCCGCGTGCCCCTACGCATCGCCCCGTAATCGGCGCCGAACGAAGTTCGGGCGCAAACGAAGTTCGGGCGCGTCGTCAGCGCGAAGCGCAATCGCAGAATCGTTTACAAATGTTGAGACGCGAAGCTGAACGCGAAAGTAGAACGTTGCCACGACGCGAAGAATACGATGATGAAAAATGCAGATTAGGTCCTTGTTTACTTATGTACGGCGCAAAGAAGCGTCGTAGCGCGAAGAAGCACCTACGCAAATCTTACAGGCGCCGCTCGAAGCGCCGCTAAACGTTCGTTGGCGTTGATTATTTTTTTTATTCACTTATTTCTAAGTCTGCTAAGAAATAACTAAATGAAAATATTATGGTTTGGTGATATTGGTAGGAATACTAGTTTTTCAAGGATTTCCGAATCTGTTCTACCCCGCCTTTCTGCGGATTCGCCAGCCGTATACGGCAGAGCCGTATCGTGCTATGTATTGGCACCGCCGAGATCTCTTATTAAATCTGTGGACGCTTTACGTCATGCGACCAAAGTATACCATGTAGGGGACCCAATCCCTTCTATAGGAATGACCTGGGAATTGTTCCGTACGACCGGAGGTCGTACTGAAACTTCGCCACTTTCTTTGAATATGAAATATGCACTATTGCAGGCAATTCAATATTCAAAGGATGAGAATATAGATTATATTATTTTTGTCATAGGTATATACGAAGCTGATTGGTTTATGAACTTGTACAATAATGCACGACTGACACAAGTTCTTCCCAAAGTAATTGTATGGACACCACTCGAATACAAACCAACTCACAAAGTAGTAGAGAATATATGCAAAGCAGATATGATATTTACAATGACAAACTCAGGTATGGAGAGCATACAAGCTGCATTAGCCTTGCCACGTAAAAATATATATGTAGTTCCTCACGCCGTATCCAAGTGTTTTTATAAGATTCCTCGTAGAAAAGCATACAAGTACCTGAAACCGATTATTAAAACGCTCAATAAGGATGATCTGATTATCCTAAATGCCAACAATTACGTAGAGAGAAAACAAATACACCTTACCATTGAGGCTTTTGCCGCAGTAAAGGGTGGAAAAAAACTATGGTTGCATACGAATACGAAGAACCCAGAATTTATTAGGATGATGGAACACTACCGCAAAAAATTCAATTTTAGCGAAGATGAGATTATACTCACAATGAACGATGCATCGGAAGAAACACTTAATCATATATACAACTTCTGCCAAATTGGATTGCAGACTTCATGGGGAGAGGGTTGGTCACTTACAAACTGCGAACACGCAATTACAGGAGCCATCCAAGTAGTTCCAGATTTTCTAGCAACTGGAGAACATTTCAGAAGAACTGGGTATGCATACCAAGTTGGGGAAAAAGAATATATAAACGAGGCAGGACATACCGTAACAGTCGCTGACATCAAGTTGGACAATATCTTACCCGTATTGAAAAATGCAATTACTACATGCGAATCGTGTCTTCGCCAGCCGTATCGACGCGGAGCGTCGAAGGATACGGCAGAGCCGTATCGACGCGGAGCGTCGAAGGATACGGCAGAGCCGTATCTTAGGGAATTTACTTGGGAAGCCATAGCAAACCAGATTAAGGATATAATTGCAGCATAGTTTATACCGTCCGATCGACGCGAAGCGTCGAAGCATACGGCGAAGCCGTATGTCTATTGTGTCGTATCGCGACTTTGATATTTCATCGTTTGCCCTTAAATATGCCGAGAATGTAGGTAAGAATGGAAGTAAGGTTATCTCGGCAGCTTCTCCGTATATGATTCAAACACCTTGTTGTAGATTGCCCTTTGATCCATTTTCGAATAGTTTCACGATTAACTTGGATGAATCTTTTTACCACCTGGTTAGGAGTATTGAGGAGTTTGTTCTTGCGGAGGCGAATCGCAGATCAACCGAGTGGTTTGGACGCGAACTAGGTTCTGAGATGATCAAGAGTATGTTTAAGAGTCTAATAACGGAGAGTGACAAGGGATATTTACCTAGTATGAAAGTACCATATAACGAGGAGTGTGAGTTTTATGAATCGGATAACACGACGATTGTGCCAAGGGATAAGCTCGTCAAAGGGAGTCAGGTTCGCCTTCTCCTGTCATTTCCGAAGGTGAATATTAAGAAAAGGTGTGGGGTGACTACGTTTAATATATGTATAGAGCTCTATCAGCTAAAGTTTGCGAAGCGCGAAGCACCGGCGGAGCTATGCCCACAAACATTTTCATTTATAGATGATTAAAGCAAACGAAGTTTGCGCGCGAACCAAATGGTTCGCAAACGAAGTTTGCGCGCGAACGTTCGCAATTGCGTATAAAAACCGTAAAAGAAACCAGTATAAAATGTAATAATGGGTGAAGAAACCGACTCTGCGGCGGCGCTAGTTTATTCCTTTCCCAAGAAAGAAGGAAATTACCATGTCTCAGCGATTAAGTACGTAGATGGTAAGGAATTCCGTCTTACATCTTCGTTTTTGAATCTATTAGATATTTACAATAAGGATAACATGATTGTCCTGAGTGTCAGGAAGGACAAGGCGGAGTCATATGCAAAAACAATCCGATTTTATAATGAAATTGTCAGGACCGAAGAAAATACCATACAAATTATGTCCAAGTCATCTGAGACTTGGTTTGGCAAGAATATACCCCTTCATAAACTAGAGGGTATGTTTAGGAGCTGTATTTCAAGAACCTCGGAACTTGGTCAAAATATTTTCCGGTTCAAACTTTCCAAAAAACTGAAAATCTTTAATGAGTCGGAGGAGAACATCATCTCACTCGATGAACTAGGGGCCATGGACAAAAACTCGTTTCGGCTACAGTGCAGTTGCCTAGTTGATAATCTGATTATTGGCAGGGATGCTGCAAAACTAGATATCAAAGTAACACAAATACGAATCAAAAAGAACGCAATTCCTAAAGCAGCCCCCGAACCGCCGCCTAAGATAGATTCCGATGACGAATTAGATGAAGACACATTTGACTGCTTAGAACTGCCTTCGGCAGCCGAAACGGCTCCGCAGGAAACAACGCTTCGCGTTGTGCAACTGTCTGAACCGGTCGAAGCGACGCCGGTCGAAGCTGCGCTTCGGTCGACGCCCAGTGGCGTCGACATAAGGAAGGCTGAGACGCTGTCGCATATTTCCGATCTAAAGAAACAGTTGCGCCAGGCTGCGGATGAGGACAATGATGACCTTGTTGCCGAACTTTCGATTGAAATAAAGGAGCTCAAGAAGCTTCTGGCTTGAAATGGCGGCCGTGATTAAATTAATTTTTAAATTTAAAAAATTAAATTTTAATCAATAAGATTTAAAAATTAATAAAATATTTACTATTATAAAATGTCATTTCGCGCAGCACTGTGGTCAACCCCCTACGGTTGGGTCAAACAAGGCCTAGGCGTTTCCCCCAATAGCGGACCGCCCGTTGGGGGCCTAGCGCTCATGCCCCCCCAGGGGTTCTTTGGGGACCCAACTAACGCCCTACTTCCGGCCACCGCCCAGCGAGCGCACGGCGCTAGCGCAATTAGGGGTGGCTTCGCCAACGGAAACTGGTTCTTTGGGCGTAAGGGTAAACCGTCGCTTCGTGAGCTACGTGCGCAGCAGCAGCTTCGTGTGCTGCAGCAGATGAAGCGGGGGCGGTCGTTCGGTGGCACCAATTCGGACTCACTGAGCGGTATGGTCAAGCCGTACGCCCCCAATATGCGTACGTTCCCCATGCTAGGTGCGTACCCGGGGGAGGTTGGACCGGGGATTTTGCCGGGTGGGACCGCGGGCAACGGTGCCTTCGTGGGTCCGGAGAACCCTCTCATGTCCTACTATTTTACCTATGGTCGCCGCCGTAGCGCTCGCAAAGGCGGTCGGCGTAGCATTCGCAAAGGCGCTCGCCGTAGCGCTCGGCGTTCAATGCGTCGATGCTAATTTCTGCTCTTTTTTATTAAATGAGGGAAATATGCCTAGGGGGTGCGGCGTCCAGAGGTATATGCTACTTGGGTGCGTTGGATAAATTGAGGGACCAAGGGATGCTGGAAGACGTGGAGATTTTGGCCGGTACGTCGATAGGTGCATTTATATGCGTGTGTATTGCAATAGGGTATACTCCGGGTGAGATGTTTGATATTATATTGCAAAAGAACACTAATGAACTTAGCGACATATCGGTAGAGCATGTGTTGGTGCGAGGGTCGATACTGAGGGGTGAGAAATACCGGACGTGGATATGGGATCTTTTGGGTGCCAAGATCAATCCGATGATGACATTTTCCGAAATATACGAAAAGTTCGGTAAAAAACTGCTTATGACTACTACGTCACTGGAGGAGGGGTTGGTGGTTTTATCTACTGACAAAACCCCCCAGATGCCGATTTTTTACGGAGTTCTTGCTACGATGGCATTACCTTTTATATTTCCCCCGGTCGAATATAATAATAACCACTATGTGGACGGGGGGGTACTGGATAACTTTCCAATACGTTTTCTAAGTAAAGATGCGCTTGGTATTACGGTCAATAGCAGACCGTTAGAGGTGGATTATAGTTCTATATTTAACTATATTGGCAAACTATTCCAACTGATTTCAGATGAGATGAGAATATTGCACGGCGATGTCGGCAATATCGTGCAAATATCCGCAGAGGACTTTAACCTAGTTGATTTTAACCTCACCATAGACGACAAGTATACTCTTTATTACAGGGGGTACGAACAAATAGATACATATATAAACCCAATCATAGAAACCACAGTAAGAAACACATTGGACGAGATCATTTACCTAATTTCTTGTGACTAAAAATACCGCAGTATTTTGAATCCGGTAGGGCACTATTATTACACTGAGTACCGTTTTTTTTGGTACTTGCTTGGCAAGTAGCCTGGCAAGTAGCTTGGCAAGTAGCCTGGCAAGTAGCCTGGCAAGTAGCCCGGCAAGTAGCCTGGAAAGTAGCTTGGCAAGTAGCTTTTCCTTTTGTGGAGCTTGGCGAAGCCACACTATCCTCGTTCGGAGTCGAAGGTTCCTTTTGTGGCACAGACTTTGCAGTAAGCGAAGCCACGCGAGTCGAAGGTGCCTTCGGTGCCGTGTATTTAGTTTCTATGGGTTGCGTGCTTGGGTTGGAAGATGATTTTTTTATTTGTTTTTTAAATTGTTCTTTTTTCTCACGGAATCCCAATCTCTTAATTTCAATGAGCATGACTTGCATAAATTTGCTACTTTCATTGTCGTTGTTCTTGCCTCCCCAAACCGGGTCCTCGCGACGCTTTTGGTTTGTGGGCGTGTCATCGGAAATAAACGTCTTGCAGCATTTATCCAAAAAAATATCCGAATTGTTTTCATCAATAAATTGAAATGACCGAACGCGCCCGAACGATCCTTCCAAAGGCACTTCGACCGTGGAATCGGTGCTTTTTACCGTAGGCTGACATTTATGAAATGGAATACCGTTGCTGGCATCTCCACGCCACTGGCACTGGCCACAAATGTATTCAGCCCCATTTTGCGTTACGTTTATAATGGGGATTCGTTTTAAAATGAGTGTTTCTATTTGTGAAGCTTCGCCAAAAACTACGATGAGATCGGGTGTTTGGCCACTAGGGTAATCTGATATAAAATTAAATGTTTCTAATCCTTTGATAAGACATTGATTATATATAAGATTAAAATTTCCACATTCCATAATAAAAACCAACGCGTCATTGGAGAACCCACTGATTACATTCTTCACCACAGCCGGCAAAGCCGTATCATCA